TAGCGCCCATCTTGAGCGCGATTGCCAGCAGCAATACGCAGGCAACGATACGGGGCGCGACGAAGCAGCCGACGATCCCGCCTAGGATAAACCAGTCTGTATGATTCATGAGTGATACGCGAACACGATCAGTAGGGCGAGGGCCGCGAGCAACAACACGACACGAAGGGCGCCTGTACGCTCGAGGAGCAATTGTTCTAGGTCCTGCAAGTTCATCAGCGCATGCACTCTAAAAAGAGGCCCTCAGCCGTCATGTGAACGGTACCCGGCGGACACGCGGGCCCGGGGTTGCGGCCCTGCCCCCAGTTAGTGAGCGGCGTCACGGGCCTGTGCGGTAGCGCGCGGGGCAGTGGGGGCGGGAAGGGCGGCTCAGCGCTGATGATCCAGAGGGACATTGAGGCACCGACCGCACAGAACAGAAATACGAAGGGGATGAATAGTTTCATGTGGGCACAATTTCCTGTAGCCGAGTGCTGGCCGGCAAATACAGCGGGTGCTTAGGCTCACGCGTCGCTGTTATTCCGAGACAATAGGTGCGCATCGAGGTAAGCGCGGGCGGGTACGGTACGCATTTAAAGCGATTGCCTCCCCACGCGCAGACGACCATGCACGAACTCGGAATGATCGTCCAATAGTACAACCAGTCCGCGTTCTCAGGGCCCTGCAATTCAGCCGCGTTCAGACCTTCAAGCTCCCGCGGGTTAGTTGCCCGGTATGCGTAGAGATTCACAACGACCAAACGGGCGTAGCCCCATGCGTTCGTAAACCCGATACAGCGGCGAATCGTGGGGTCATCTATACGGGCGTCCGCGGTCGACGGATTGAGCATGCACCATACGATCATCGGGGAGCGGAAGTCTGCACCTGACCATCGCCGCTCGAGCCAGTAGCGGTATTTGCCGTCGGGGCTGATCAGTGCGTTGCGAAACTCAATCAGAGGTAACTGCATCCGCGCAATATACATGAGCTGACAGCCGCGTCAACAGCTTCAATATAAATCGCCGTCCTCAACGCCCTCATTGCTTGCTTCGTCCGATTGCTGATCGCGAGGGGCGAGGCGCGGCTTGTACTCCCAGTGGTCGCAGTCAGGCGCGCAGCGGCACAGCGGTTTGTGGAACATGAATGCGTCCTCGTTTATCGGCCAGATATCGGCTATGCCATTATCTTCCTATGTGCGGCGCATCAGCGGTCAGATATTACATAACCTTAAAACCGCACATAATGCAAGCCAGCCTGAAATAAAATGACGGATGACGGGAGTGACGGCAGTTTGCCTATTGTTCTATCCTCGCTAATTAAAGTTAAATAGCTGTAGAAGGATAACAATAGGAAAACACCCGTCACTGGCGTCATCCGTCATCCTTTCTACGTGGCTGGCGGCCTGCTTGCGATGACTAGTGATTTTCAACTAATCTAGCAGTATGGACGCACTGCCCGTTACCACCGTGGCGGCGCCCCCCGCACCGCTGCCGCCCATACCGCTACTGACCCGGCGGCAGGAAAGCTACGCCCGTTGCGTGGCTAGCGGCATGAGCTACGCTGAGGCATTCCGGCAAGCGGGCCTCGTAGCTACGACTGCCGGCAGCCGCGCAAGCCAAATTCAGATATTGAACAGAACACCGCACGTCAGGCAGCGTATCGCTGAGCTGCGCATCCGCGCGGACCAAGAGATCGTCAGCACGATTGCCGAGCGCATGGCGTGGCTACGGCTGATCATTCAAGCGGACCCCGAGGAGCTGAGCCGGGTCGTCCATGAGCCGTGCGGTAGCTGCTGGCCGGATGCGGAGATTGCGCGTGCATACTCCGCACACTATGCGGCGAATCCGTTCAACCCGGACGAACCGCGGCCCGCGCCCCCGGATTCAACGAAACCGCGCCACGACTGCCCCCATTGCGGCGGATCGGGTCACAGCCGCGTTGTCATAACTCCAACCGAGGAGCTAAGCCCCGCGGCTCGAGCGCTGTTTAAGGGCGCCAAGCAGAACGAAAAGGGCGTGATTGAGATCCAGATGCACGACCAGCTAGCCGCGGCCGACATGCTGAATAAGCTGCAGTCGGCTTATGTCACGCGCTCTCTGAACCTGAACGCCAACGTGGCCGTCCATGCGGCCCGGGACGCCGACCCGTCAGAAGCCCTCAAGCTGTTTGACGCATTCGGCGGACAACCGTGAGCGCAGTCCAGCAATCGGCGGTCATATCAGAACACCCGAACGCTATACGACAAGCGAATGCGGCCGTCCTCAAGGTCAGTTTCCATAAAGGGCGGTGGGTCAAGCAGTTCGCCCCGCGCGTCAAGTTCGGCGCCGACAGCGGCCAGCATTTCGAGCTGACCGACGTGGGCTTGTGTCATTTTCACGCCATTAGCGACAGCGGCCAGCATTTCGGCCTCAATCGTGCGGCGGATATGGCGCAACGTATAGTTGCCGAGGGCTTTTGCTGCGTTCGTAGTGTTCGTGTTCATGGGCGCTATTCTGGCGTGCAATCATGAACGCCGCTGCGAATCCCGTCACAGTTCCGACGTCCGAGGACATCGCTAACCGTGCCTACGCGGCCATGCACCGCGCGCCAGGTTCCCGGGAACATTTCGAGCGCATCCTAAGCCTCTCAGGGACGCTGCGCGCCGTTGCCTGGCACGCCATGACCCCGGCCGAACAGACGGCGTGTAGCGCTTATGCGGCCCGTAGGCTCGAGCTGCGGGACGTGTACGGGGCAACCGCGCCCACGATGCAGGCCCGTGAGGATTGCCTAGCGTGGCTCAGGAGTGACACTAACGTACTGAGTGCGGCGAGCAAAATAGCTTGGGTCAAACGGTATTATGCCCGTGACGCCGACACGCTGGCGGACTTCATCAATGACTGGGGGTACACGATAGACCCGCGCCTCGTGGGCGAGGGCCGCAATCCGGTCATGGCGTTCGCCCTCTTTCCCAAGCAGCGCGAGATGATCCGCTGGCTAATCGGCTGCTGGCACGACAGCAAGCCAGGCGTTGTCGTCAAGTCGCGCGACGTGGGCGCCTCGTGGGTCGCAATGGCGCTGCTGGCTACGTTATGTATATTCCGTAACGGCTTCGCGGCTGGCGTTGGCTCAGCGGTGGAAATCAAGATTGACCGCACGGGCGACCCCGATACGCTGTTTTACAAGATACGGTCGTTCCTCGAGCATCTGCCGGCTGAATTCAACGCCGGCTTCAACATTGACCAGTATAGCGCTGACAAGCGCGTCAGCTTCCCACTGACCGGCTCGAGTATCACGGGCGAGGCTGGCGACCAAGCGGGCCGCGGCGGCCGTAAGGCAATCTTCGTGGTTGACGAGGCGGCGCATTTCGAGCATCCGAAGATAATCGACAAGAATCTGTCGGCCAACACGAAGTGCCGCATTGACATGTCCAGCGTCAACGGCATGGCGAACAGCTTTTATACGCGCGCCCATAACCCGGCGATACGGCGCTTTGACTTCACCTGGCGGGACGACCCGCGCAAAGATCAGAAATGGTACGAACAGCAATGCGCCGAGCTGGATGAGATTGTCGTCAAGCAGGAAATAGACTGCGACTTCGCCGCGTCGCTCGAGGGCGTGTGCATCCCCTCGCAGTGGGTCGTCGCGGCGATCGACATTGACAAGCACCTCGGCATTGACTGCGAGTCAGGCGCGCACCGTGCGGCGCTGGACATCGCGGACCGCGGCAACGATAAAAACGCATTCGTGATAGTCAAGGGACGCAAGATTAAGTTTGCCTCGCAATGGTCAGGCAAGGGCAGCGACACGGGCTACAGCGTACAGCGCGCAATGGCAATCGCCGAGGCGCATGGGCTGCCCTCGTTTGATTACGACGCGGACGGCATGGGCGGCGCGGCTGTTCACAGCGATGCGCGGCTTATCAACGAGGCCCGCGGCGTCGCGCAACAGAACCTCAAGGGCCCTACGCCGAGCGAGTATTTCGCCGCCGGCACGATCGGCACGCATCCGTACCGCGGCTCAGAGGCCGTGATACGCCCTGAGGCGATCGTACCCGGGACGAAGCGTAAGGCGAAAGACCTATTCACGAACCGCAAGGCGCAGACGTGGTACGAGGGGCGCTTGGGGTTTTTCAACGCATGGAAGGCCCGCAATGGCAAGCCCTACGATGCGAGTCGCGTTGTCTGTATCGCAGGCGACTTGCCGAATGAAGAGGGCAAGCCGAGCCTACGTGATTTGCTCGTAAGCCAGCTATCACAAGCCACGGTCAAAGAGACGATACAGGGCAAGATTCAAATTGAAAAGGCGCCTGACGACGTGGCCAGCCCTGACCTAGCCGACGCGGCGCTGATGGCGCTGGCCCCGCGCAAATCATCTATGACCAACATGGGGGCACTGCTTGCCAGCGTGCAGGGCGGGCGGTAGACTGCAAGCCATGACAGTTAGCCTCAAATACGTTTTGTCACCCATTGCCGTCAAGCTGCAGAGCTATTACAGCGCTGCCTCGAGCGGATTTGCTACGTATGCCGCGAAGGGCGACGGCTCGCAACCGCCCGGCACGGGATCGGTTCAGTCAATTGAGCTAGCAGCCAGTGCACTGAATGTCGTTGACGTCAACGCCTGTACTTGGCTCGCATCATGGATTGCCGCGCATACGGCCGACCCGCTGTTGTCACAGATAGCGATCGGCGCGACGGCGTATAACGCGCAGCCTATTCCGGTCGTTACGGGCTAATGCCCCGCTTCATCGTGACCTATGTTCAGGAACTGACGCAGCCAGTCAACGGCCCGTCGCTCGAAGACACGGGCGCCTACGCCTGGCGCTATGCCGCGGAACACAAGCTGCGCGTGCTATCCGTCTACCCTGCGCCACCGCCGGCAGATCCGAGTTTGCCATCGCTACCTGCTGCCTGATAAGCTGGCGTCGGTTTCGAGCATTCCCCTAAACTCGCGCAGCCTACGGGCGCAGCGCGTTCGGGCCTACTCCTCCCGGTGGTGGCGCGCTGACGCTCGAGGCCGCGTCAAAACATCAGCAGCGACATACCGCTAGCGAAGATCAGCCACAGCATCACAGCGTTGAAGGCCCGCATGAAAATGACGGCAAAGTCGTACACTTGTGTCAGTGTAGGGCGCTTCACAGGTCGATAGCGCCATTGCAATACGCTAAGGCGTGCGGCGTTCTCACGCGCCACGTAGCGCCCTCGCAGTCGCTATAATGCGTCCTCTCAACCTTCGGCCACGGTAGATCGCGCTTAGGATAGCCGTTGGCGCGCTCGAATAGCCAATCGACTACGTCGGCGATGTCTGACGCTGAGTAGTCTTGACCCGCCATGAAATAGCCCCCGCGCGACCCGGACCGCTCGAGTGCGCCAACGCCCCAGTACTGTACGCCTCGCGGCGTGCGGCGCTTGGCCAATTGGTAGAATTGTCTCTCAGTCACGGGGCGGCTCATGTCGACGTTCCCGGGGTAATCAGCGCGGGGATCACGCGGTACGAGAAATCCGACGGCGACTTATCGAACTGGCGCGTGTATTCGGCCTGCGCGGCGGCCCCCGCATCACTGCATTGCTGGTAGGTCTCGCAGATCGCTACGACGCGTTCAGGCTGGCCGGCCAGGGTGAGAATCAACATAAATACGTGCATGGTCATTTCCTCGGTTTGGGGTCGTTCAATCCTACGCGCACGGGCGGCGGCGCGGTAGCCTGCCATCCAAGCATGGGCGGCCACTGATCGCACCTCGTCAGGTTCGTAAGGCACGTTCGAGACGGTGCGGTACGCGTAGCTTTCAGCCTTACGCTTAGGCCCGTGCGTGCGGCGGGTCACGCGGCACCCGTGAACGTACTGGACCCCCGCGCGTAACGGTTGGCGACGCGGCACACGGCCAGCGCGTCAAGCAGGTTAGGGTGCGTTGAGATCCCGCGGACGTCGCCTATCGCAGCGACTACGTAGCCGTCGGGGTGTATGCGTACTTCGTATTTCATCGGCTTGTCTCCGTTGCTGTTCATGGTTGCATGATGGCTCAGCATCGTCCTGACTTGCGTGTCATACGTCACAGTTTCGTCAAGCAGCAATGCGGGCGGCATTGAAACTAGCGTGTCGAATGCTGTGCGGGCGCGGGTCATAGTCCGTTCGCCTGCGTCCAGCGC